GCCAACGTTCATGACCTCAATCGCGAGGGCGCTGTCGTCCGGGCTGCGGTAATACGTGGTGCTCCCCTCGGGGATATTCGCGATATCCGCCTGCGCCGCCGCCAGCGTCGCGTACTGCTTACTGAGCGGGATCAGGTTCTGCCTGATCTCGTCGTTTTTCGCCATCATCTGGCGCCACGTATCCAGCGGTTCACCGCCGCGGTCGTTAACCGTTCCGGCCGGACCGTTCACCAGTTCGTCAGCGCGCTTGACGTTATCCAGGAAAATTTCAGGCGTCGTCGTTCCCAAAGGCGGGTTAAGTTCGGCCATTTTTTGCTCCAAAAAAGGCGTTCGCCCAAACGAGGGTTTGAGCGAAAAGAGTTAATTAGGGGGTGTTATGGGGTATTACGCGACGTCGCCGGGGTATGTAGCGTCGTCGTAGGCATAGAACGATTCGAGGTATTCTTTAGCGGTGACCTGACAGGTTCCGTCTGACTGCGGAGCGATCTCCTCTACAATGGCGTCGTAGACATGGCGCGTTGAGCCGCAGAACACCAGGCGGATCGGCTCAATGGTTGCCGACGACAGGTCAACCTTCATCGGATCATCAAACTCGCTCAGGTGCGGGACTGACAGCTGAAAATCATCCACCCTGCTTGCCACCATCAGCCCGGATGCAGAGCCATCCTGATAGCGGATCAGCGCGCGGGGATTTTCGTAAGACCAGTCCAGCGGCTCCGTGACGGTGAACGTTGTCACGCCACCAGCCGTTGTCATCGCCTCCACCAGACAGGAAATCGTGTTGTTACCCGGAATATCATCCGTCAGCACAATGCGATCGCCAGTGTTGTAGCACAGCGCGTCCAGCTCGGTAGTGGTCTGGAACGTCACCCGCTGCTGCAGATATTTCATCAGGCGACGCATTCCGATTTGGTAGGCGTGATCCTGATTCAGTACCCCATCGAGTTTGTAGTTCTCGATTTTCACCGGTGTGGGATTATCAGGCGTCCGGCATTTAACGGTCTCCTCTGCCCAGGTAGTCCCGTTGATGTACGTCACGTCGACACCATCAAAATCATCATCTGAGGGCACGGTAAATCCGCTCTGCAGCTCCTCCACCATCTCATGCGGAGTGATCACACCGGTCCATGGCTTAATCCCCTCACGGTTGACCGTCGCCAGGCCATCGCTTAACAGGAAGCGGGACTTGCCAGCATTGGCTATCTTCTGCAGCATTTCCAGCGCTGAGATACTGTCGCCGGTAGCGAAATCGAAATACTCTCCCCGTGGCGTCCAGTACGCAGACTCCAGCGCGTTGATGGTGTCGGCATCCATCTCCAGCCCAAGCGAGTTCCCGACATGCAGCAGCGCCCCCGAAATGGTTCTGGCCGTTCCTGAGTCATAGGCGCGCGTGGCCACAACGTTAACGCGACGGTCTGACTGCGCCGCCAGCTTCCCGCCCGTCTCAACGGTCACCGCCATCAGCGACACGCCGGGATAGGATGAAGGGCGCGTCAGCAGTCGCCCGCGCAGCGCCTGCCAGTACATACTGTCCCGCGCGTTGTTTGAGCCCTGCTCATTGCGCCGACGGCAGCGAACCTCTACCAGCCCTGGTGAGCTGAGGGTGATCCGCTCAGTGAATCCCAGCCCGTTGACGTTTTTAAGCGCATACTCGCCCTGGTGACTCACCCACCCCGATCCGGAACCGTAGACGCGATACTGAATCTCCCACTCAACATGCCGAAGCCGCTTTTTCCCCTTGCTGTCAAAGCCACAGATGCCGTTCGGGAAGGAGAAATTCACCTCGAACATATCGACGGTCTCATTTTCAGGGCAAACCAGGAATGGTCCCAGCCAGCTCAGCGTGTCGTTAAGACCAGTAGCCTCATAGTCGATCATCGTCCTGGCGGTGAAACCCGGCCATGACTCATCAACGGCACCGTTAACCAGGCGTGCCACCGTCGCCGTCGTGCCGTCGGCTGAGACAATGCGGTACTCATTCCCGCGGTGAGCAAGTGAAAGCCGTTGCACCCCCTCCGGCATGCCGGAAAAGGCCGTTCCCGTGGCAGAGTTATAGGCGAGTGTCACATTCGCCGTTACCGCCGGGCTGCCGCCGGTTGATGCCGTGCCGGAGGTGTAAACCGGGGCATCACCGAAAACAGCTGCAGGCAGTGAAGAGGACGTGATCGCCCCACCCGCGAACGGACTGGCCGCCTCAGTTATTAGTACGGTGCCGCCGTTGTCCTGCGCAACCAGGCCGGAGCCGGTGAGTCCCTCGGTGATGGCCGCCAGCAGTCCCGACATCGAGACATAGTTAGCCACCAGCGACACCGGGTAGGTAATCCCCTGCCAGGTGATCGTGAACGTGCTGGAGCTGGTCGAAAAGTCGTAGGTGGTCGGGGCCGCACTGGCCTGGAGTTTTGCCGCACTCCCCCCGGTGCCGGGCACTGCAGCCTGACCGGGGGTATATGACGCGATAAACAGATCGTAATCGACAGAGTTAAACCCCAGCGTCACCGGCATACCAACCACCGGCGCGATCTCCGTCAGTAGCGGGCTGGCGATAACGCTGTATCCGGCCGCCGAAGTGATCTGGTAGTTCGCCGGGGCTTTAAGTTCGACCACGGCGCCAGCGACCCAGCTGGGCGGCAGCGCGTTATCGTTCTCGTCATTATCGTCATCATCATCCGTATCCAGCCCGGTAAACGTTACGCTCGAACCGGATACGGTCATACTGTCTGCGATAATGTCGTCTGCGTCCGGCGACGTCTGGGCCATATCCAGCCCGGTGCCGGATGACGTCCCGCCCACTTCGGTGGAATTGACCCAGTTTTCGCTGCGCTCATCACCGGAAACGTCCGCGCCTGGCGGGTAATGGGTGCTGCTGAATCCCGGTAGCGTTGAAGCTGGCGTACTGCCAACCCGGATATCGCCATTGGTATAAATCAGATCACCGACACCGAGACACAGCAGCATCTGGACGCGCATTTTCGTAGGATCGGCGGCATCAAACCGGGTAACCGGCTGCACCACATAATCAGGGTAGATACGCACCCGGCCAAACACCTCACGAATGGCATCACCCAGTTTTGCCGTATTTGCCTTTGCCGGGTTCAGGTCGAGACTCCGCCCTGTGGATGAGGTATAGCCGCCCGTATCGATGTTGCTCATCATGAACAATGAATAAGCCGCAGATGCGACGGCAATGCCCACTCCTATCCAGGCAATTGTCGCGGTCTCAAGCCCGAAAGGCACCGGATAAAGCCGGACATCACTATCAGGGTGGATCACGAAAATAGCCCATTCGCCTGGCGGAATTGACTGCCCCTCAACCTCAACGGTCAGCGGTGGGACATCCCGATCCTCGTAGCCTTCAACATTTGCCACCAGCCAGTTGCGAATACTGGTTACACCATGCTCATGCGTTTCGAGTGGTTCTCCGGGAAGCCGGGACGGATAAAAACGAATGGTCATTGCCAGAACTCCACTTTGACAAATCGGCGCTTAAACCGCGGCAACGGCAGAAAGGTGACGTTCGTTCCCGGATTGCATTCCGCCACATGCAGCAGGCCACCGATACTGACAACGATCCCCACATGGGTGACGGCTGATCCGGAATAACAGGCCACCCCGGCCCCTTCGCAGGGCTCACAGCGCTCAAGGGTAAGCATCATCCTGCGCGCTTCCCGGTCGAGGCCGCCGTCGTCTTTGGTGACCCCTGCAAAATCGGGCCAGACGGGCAAATTAAGATCGCGGCGTATCTCGTTCACAATGCCGAAACAGTCAAGTTTGGGAAAAGTACGGCCGCCCTTCAGCCAGGTGACCGAAAAGTATTTATCAGGTTCAAACATAGGGAAGCCTCAACTCATGTAACGCAGTCCGGGGAATACAGGAAGCGTGTAGCGGTAACGTGGCCAGGCGGTATCAAGGATATTCATATAACCCGCGGTAATCTGCGCCTCTGTCGCCGTCCAGTAACCAGACTTGATTTTCAGCGTATACGGCACTTCCGCAGGGGCCGCTAAATCCGTGGAGATATAACGCCGGTACGTCAGCGATGCAGGCAATCTGTTAGCCAGGGCATTGCGGATCGCCGTGGACACAACACCGTCGATATTGCACAGGGCAAATTTGAGGTCCTGCGTGCCGTCCGCATTGCGCGCCGGCAGAGCAATGTCTATCGCACAGGCGGTAAACGTTACGGTATCGCCGTTCTCCGTCGTTGCCGTAATACCCTCGTAGCCCTGGCACAGATAATGGACGTCAGAACCAATGGTGATCTGCAGCGTCTCAATGATCAGCTCCGGGCCGCTGCTGGCGTAAAGGCGTTTAATCTGAGTCATGCTTCGGCCACTCCTTATTCAGCGCAATATCCAGCAGTGAGCTGCCGACGATCCATTCCGGGTAATGCCCCCATCCAGACGGCGGCAATGGGCGCTCCCAGAGTTCTACTGGCGCGGTATATCTCCAGTAAAATCCGCCTTCTGGCGTGGGGCCTTTATAAATATCCGTGAAACGACACACGTAATTTTTCAGCCCTACAGGCGTTAATAACGGTATGTTGAACCACGCCGCCCCATCTGATAACTCATCCCGAAACCACGCCTCAAAAGCCTGCGCCTGGGCGTCAGAAAAAATCCAGGCCAGATCTGTTTGGGTTGGTGTCGAGGTGTAAGCACGCCGCTGCCGTGCCCGGCCAGTTACCATCTGAGTCCGTTTCAGAGGAGATACAGGAGTTAAACCAAAACTCTCTTTAAGCGGTCCAGGCAGGTAAGCGGAGGGGTAATAAAGCGTTGTGGTGATAGCCATTAGCTAATTTTCCTCCCCGAGGTAGTTTTCCCCATCAAGGCCTTATGCAAATCACCCTGACCGCTTGCGACTGAATTAACCGCCTTCCGGTATCCCCTTTCTGCCCCCTCATCTGCAGCTTTACGGACCAGCGCCAAAGTTGCATCGGAAGGGTTACCATTGATGGGGATATTGATTGTGGGCGAATAAATCGCGCCGCCCCCTGTTGACTGGTTTGCTACTCGATCCAGAGTGGCATCAAGTTTGGCGCTGGTTTTAGCAGTCGTAACGCGTTCACCTTTCTGCAGGAGCCAGGTTCCAGTTTCGGGCACAGAGTCGATACCGTCGTGAGCCTGGCCATGAAGCGCCGATCCGATAGCAGTCATGAACACGCCAGCAGCAGCTGCCGCAGCTATTGCTTGTGCAGGTGCAACAGCAGGACCAACATAAGGAACCCCTATCCATTGGGTGAAAGCATTCAATGCAGCCATGGCGACTTGCGCTGCTGCATATTGCAATAGCGCAGTTCCTACAGATTGAATAAACGTTGCTGCAAAATCTTGAGCATTTAATTTACCTGTTTCGGCCCATTGAACGATCATATCGGTCATGCTGCTAAATGTTTGCGCACCAACCTGTTGCATGGTGGAATACAAATCCATTGCGGCAGTTGCTTGTTCAGCAAACCCAGATATAAACCCAGCGTTATAATCACCACGCATCTCATCCTGCTGCTTATAGTAATCCTTCTGAATTTCAAGCCTTTGATTTAGAGCATCCTGCAAAGCTGATGTTTCAGAATCATACAAACTCTTAGTTATATCACCAGATTGATACTGCTTTAATAAATCCTCTTTTTGTGATTCAAAGTCTAACTGAATGCTATTTAACTCTTGCGCCCTACCTCTTTCTCTTGAGCCCGAATAACGACCAACAAACTCACTTTCATGCCCCTGTCTAATTAACTTATTTTGGCGTTCAAGATTTGATGCAAATTCAGCTAACTTTGCATTTTCTTTGTTTATCCGAAGTTCTTCTTTTTTGGAATCGAGAACTCTCGCTGCATCTCTCAATTGCTCTTTTTGTGCTTCTGCTAATTTTTTAAGATTCCCACTGGAAATATCGAAGTTTATCTTTTCAAGCTCGGTAACTTCGGCTGTTTTTTTACCAGTCGTTTCAATCAGGGCGGCTTGCTTTTGTAAATCAAGCAGTCTATTTTTGAAAGCATTGTCAGTAGGATTGCTTTTTGGTTTTGTTTTTGGCTGGTTCTGGTTAGACTCCCCTTTGCCCAACGAAAAATCATTATCTTTAGAAGTGTCAATGCCAAGATCAGAAAGTAGAGAGGTGAGCCCTTTCGCTCCTCTATCTACCTGCTCCGGAGTCATGCTTGACTTTATCGCGCGAAGAAATTGAAGACGTTTAGTTAAAAAGTCTAATTCGTCTTTTTGTTCCTTACTTTGATTCCCTCGTTTGTTAAGGAATGCAATGCGCTGTGCAATATCACTTTCATCAGCAGCGTTATAATTACCAGATACAGCACCGATACGAGAGCGGGTATAAGTAGCAATGGCCCCCAAGCCACCAGCAATACGCCCCACAACCCCGGCAAGGCTTATGGCTTCACCAACTAGGTCTGATAGCCCCTGAAGAACAGCAGGATCGGTGAAGACGTCACGAATATCATCAAGCCCATCCTGCAATGGTGTAAGGTCAATCTTAGCCAGCCCCGAAGCAATTTCCATTTTAAGGCCGCGGGCGCTAGTCTCTATGTCCTGAAAGAACTGATTAACCTTAACAAGGTTATCAATATCTTCTTGCGGTGGAGCGACACCAAAATCTTTTGATAACTGGATAAACTGTTTCAGCTTTTCGTTGTTGTTATCAAACAACGGCAGCATTTTTGACAGATCATTACCCAGACTTTCGAGAATATTTGTTTTCCCGGCCTGAGTGGGGATTTTCTGTAATGCTTCACTGATTGCCATCAGCTGCTTATCTGGGGATTGCTGAGCCAGCTTCTGAGCTGAAAGCCCCAAAGTATCCAGCGCCTGAGCAGCCTCACCTGATTTATTCAGGACCGCATCGCCGACCTTATCATTAATGTCTTTGAAAATATCGGCTATGTTGTCACCGGTTAAACCGGCTTGTTCAGCAGCGTATTGCCACGATAACAAATCCTGGGTGGACATTTTAAGAGATTTTGCCCAGCGATCAGCTTCTGTAACCTGCTGTGCAGTATTTTTAACAATGGCTAACCCAGCAGCACCAATGCCAACAGCTGCTGTAGCCGCCGCAGCACCCACAGAAATGATTGAAGAGCTTACCTCTTTAGCATCCTTTTTTACCTGGTCGCGCCACTTTTGAGAAGATCTTTCGGCTTTGTCCATACCCTGAACAAATCCACCCACTTTTGCGATCAGGTCGATTGTTAACGTACCAAGGGACTTGCCAGCCATTGAATTTTCTCCAGGCAATAAAAAACCCCGCAGGAGCGAGGTTTATTTTATGATTTATCTAATTTAACTTTTACCGCACCCTCCGATTTGGAAGGATGCAGTATAGTCAGTGGCGCTATTTTGATTAACAAGATACAGATAAGACTTATTACCAACATAACCGCCATAACTGTTTTTAGCGTTAAGAGTAAAAGGAACTAACCATCCGTAATAAGTTGTAAATCCTGATTTGCACCAGCCTTTGAAAGGTTCATTGAAATCATATCGTGCAGAATAAGGGTCCTTAAGGCGCGCCGACATACTATTTTTAATTATTTCCTGATAATTATCAGGTAACTTCCCATAATCGGCGCGGCTTAGCTCCGCCTTATCTGGCGCACTAACGCAGCCACCTAAAAGCATTACAGTAAAAACAACAGCTGCTTTCTTTATCATAATCCCCTCGGTATCAATATAATCATCCCAGAGAGAATATAACCAAATAAATGATATCAATGCCAACTTTTCATAGCTTCTTCCAGAGATAATGGCGCTTCGTTGATGTGCGGTGCAAAGTCACTTACCTTGAACGGCGGCGTGTTTTTTGCCTTATTGATGTTAGCCAGGACAGAAGCCACCAGCGAAGCCCCCCACTCGGTACGCATCATGATATTGAGCGGTCCGTACTTCTCACGGTACTTGAGCCAAACCAGAAATTCCCTGCGACTCATCCGCTCCTGAGCCTCTGCGATGGTGCGGCCGCCGATGCCGTTCATCACCAGTTCGCACCAGAATTCATCCTCGCCGGTTAGCTCGTAGTCTTTCCCAGTTCATTGACATCATGAATTGCAGCCAGCAGGGCCATAACGATCGGGCCGTCCAGCGCCCCACGCTCCGGGGTAGCAGTTCCAAGAATGTCAGCCGCGGTAAACACTGGGGCTCCGTCCTGTTCGCAAATATGCGCCGCAATGCGCTCAGCAATCGGGTCCGATTTCCCGTTGTACGCCAGCAGTTCAGCTTTAGTGGTGTGGTAGCCCATCGGGCGCACATAGACGGTTGCGATATGCTCTTTCCCGTCACGGCCTTTCCACTTAATTTCTTTTTCCACGGGACGCCCGGTAAAAGCACCGGTTTCTTTTAACGTATCGAGAGTAAGTTGCATTTCAGCTCCTGAATAGAAAAGCCCGGATAACCGGGCATATTAATTACGCTGCGGCCTTAGGCACCCATACGGAAGAGCCAGACCGCTGGATCGTGGCGGAGGTCGTCACAACAGCGTTACCCTGAAAATCAAACGGGAAGTCAGAAACGTAACCCTGGAAAATGAACCAGGTGCGATCCGATGGCAGCACCAGGCCATCAACAGCATCCTCAGCGCCAGGAGCGGCGGCTGTCGGGACACTGGTTCCATCTGACCAGCCAACCGCAAAAGTTAACGGCGTCTGGTCATTCGCTTCAGCGAGGCCATGCAACATAATGTGGCTGGCGTTCGTCGGATCAGCGTTAAGCCCGACGGTTGCGGCCGCAGGCGTTTTAAGCCCCTTTTTGTAGGTTCTGGAATCCCGTTCACTCAGACAGGTATCTTCAATCTGATCGGCAGGGTTCCCGCCGGGGTTGAAACTGGTGATGCATTCAACCTCGCTGACCACGCCAGACTTGAGCACAAAAAACTGCGTGCCTTGCGTTAATACAGACATGTTTTGTCTCCATAAAAGAAAAACCCGCACAAGGCGGGTCAGTTTGGGGTTGCTGGTTATCTGGGCGTTATCCAGTCAACATCGAAGGAATAGCGGTATCGCATTGTTTCAGGGTCGCGGCTTTGTTCACCCCATCGGGTGATATAGGCCTTGCCCTCTATTGCGTCACGCAAAGCGCGGGCAACGGCGATCACATCGGTGTCAGTATCACCATAGACATCAACCTGCAGAGAATAGTGATCTGCATCTGGCCGCTGGTTTAGATAATTTTCAGGGAAGCCACCTACGTTTTGCCAGACTGCGTAGGGATAAACGATATTGTCGTCCTGCATACCGAACGGATAAAGCCGCACGGGAGTAGAACCTAACAAATCCCTGACTGCCTGGCTGGCTGCGCAAACTGCAAATATTGGAGCAATCATACCGGAGTTCCTTTTTTAGCCGCCCGTCGTACAGCGCGATCGATGGACTTTTCCAGCTCCAAAGCAAAAACGTTAATCACATCGGCATCGACCCCATTCAGTGCAGGCCTAATTATTGGCCTCGCTGCAGCATGTTCTGTGCCGAACTCCAGGAATCGCCAGTACCAGGTATCACCGCCGGGATTACCTTTATCTCCGGCAGTGTTAAAACTTTTACCCGCCCTGCCTTTTCGGACGTTGGCCTTTGTATTGGCGTATTGCCTGGCGCCGCCCATCACCCCGACACGAAACGTTGGATCGCCGGTTCTGCGAAACGCCTTGCTGCTGAAGCTGACCACAATGTTTTTGTAGATAGCCTCTTTGGTGAGAGGATCATCTACCCGCGCGGCATTATTGCGCGCTCTGTCCCTGATGACGTTTGCCGCTTTACGCAGCGCTGCACGACCGGATTTATCGCGAGTGACCTGTGAGACGGCATCCAGTTTCCCCAGGACGGAATCGAGGCCGGTCAGGTTTACTTCTACGCCATCAGCCATCGTTAGCCCCCTCTGAACAAGGCAGTGTCAGGTATTCCCTGCCGCTCCGTGGATCAGGTAAAACGCCCTCAATGTTGTAGATGCGGCCACGAAACAGGATCCGATGTTTGCGGGTAACACCCTCACGGTAACGAATCGTTATCCGGGTGGTAACTTCGCCCTGAGAGGCCTGGGCGGCGATAAACTCACGTGCGGATAAAGGAGCGACTTCGGCCCAAAGGGTTGCGACATCGCGCCAGGTATTAATTACGGCTCCCGTTGTCGGGTTCTGTTCTTTGACCGGTTCCTGCAGGGTGATCCTGTGACGCAATTTTCCGGCCTGCATATCACCCCCTGGGTTTCCCGCTCAGATAGGTTTGCTGCTCTGGCGCCTCATCGAGATCGCCGGCAAGCGACTGGATAATTACATCGGACAGGGCGACGTTAGACTCAGCCAGGCGGTTTATCGCTTCCGTCTGCTCTTGCTGTGCTGCTGTTTGTTCTCTCAGCGCTGCTATCAGCGCATTTACCAGTTGCTCGTTCATAGGCTATTTTCGTCCACTTTTTTAACCATTCACGCCGTTTAGCACATCCTGAGCAGCCCATTAACTCCACCTCCGGTGCCTAATCAGAAGAGCTTCAACACCCAGCGGAACTTCCGAAAGGTTCTGCGCTACCGCTTCGCGGTTCGCATACCAGTGTCCAATCAGCAAAAGCATTGCCGCCCAGATGCCGGAAGTAAAAATAACCTCACGGGGCTGAGTTTCCCCTTCCACTGGCGGCGTTAATGTTTCGACCAGCGCACCGTCGCAGAACCGCTCAACATAATCGATGGAGGCCGACGCATAGGCAGAAATAAGCGTATCTTCGTCGTCACCATCAACCTTCAGATGCGCCTTTATCTGCGCCAGCTGTTCCTCGCTTATTTCCACCTTTACCCCCTGGTTTGGCTTTTGCAGGCTCTGCAGAACCAGAGTCCGTTGCCTTTTCCGGCTCAACCGCCTCGGCCAGATGCAGTTTCACCAGTACTTCGCCGATTTCTTTATGCACCTCGCGGATTTCCCCCTGAGATACCGTACCAAGGTGATAATGCGAGAACATACGGAGAGCTTTAATTTTCATCGCGTTTACGCGGCCATTGCTGGCCGCGCCCTTTTGTTATGCACCAGTGCTGACAGCAATATCACCCGTCACAATCGCTGCCGGGCGATAGTGGGCCAGCGCCAGGCGCTCTTCGCAAAGGATGGTCAGCATGTTTTTAACGAAGTTATCGCGGTCCTGGTTGCTGATCTCGATGGTGGCATCCATGCGATCCCAAACCTGCGACGCCAGGCCAAACGCGCCAACGGTGAATTTGCCTGCCGTCTGCGCTGTGGTCGACACCACCGGAAGCCCCCAAAGCACTTTCGAGGCAAACGCCTGCGGGCCACCGAGAATGTAATTGCCGTTAGCGTCCTTCAGCAGGGCAATACGGTGCCAGTCCGCTGGGTTCAGAATGATGCCGTCTGCTTCGAACTCACTCAGCGATACCTGATAGATGGCGTGTGCCAGAACATCAGCGCCAGTATCTCCGGTTGCGTTGAGTGTGGTTTCGTAGTCATTCGCTACTACGTTGAGCCCCTGCAGGTTATCGCCGGTACCGTCCCCGTTCAGCATCTGGTTCTCTTCCACCAGTGCCAGTCCGTACATCATGCGGGAATTGAGGTAAGACTCGAGCGCCGGAGCATCATCCATGATCTGGCGCGATGCCTGGATCCAGTGGGCGATAGTTTTCACGTTCGCCGTTTCTTTGGTGAAGGTAATATTACTTTCCGGCTTGAGGGTACCTTCTGCCACTGGTGCTGCAGCGTTGGTAAACACGTTTTCGCGCACGTATTCCAGCGCGTTACTGGTGATACGCCCCTGTGCCAGCAAGTCACGCACGGTCAGACGGCGAAGACCCGGCATAAGAATACCCGGCAGCTGCTGCGGCTGGACCAGGGCGCCTGCCGACGCTGCGCCGGAACCAATCGCTTTATCAAAACTGGTGACTTTCGCTTTGGTACGCGAGCCGTCCCAGCCCTTCATCAGGTCTTCAGATACGCGCTGAGCAAATGACTTCTGCGCAGTCTGCTCAGGAGAGTTTCCGGCCAGTTTCTGCTCAAGATCGAACAGGCGGGTGCCGGTGGCTTTCAGTTCTTCCTGTGCTTTCGTCAGATCGATCTGCAGCTGCTTGTTGATTTCACCGGTCTGGTTGATGGATTTACGCTGTTCTTCGATAAGCTCCTTTACTTCTTTTTGGGAGTTTTCGATAGCTTTTTCCAGTACAGATAATTCAGACATGTGTTACTCCGTTAAGGTGTCCGCAGGTTAGCGGCAAATGAGTTAATGCGCTGTGCCAGCGCGTCAATGTCGTCGCTACCGAACTCGCTTCGGCCTGCAGACTTAACACGGGCGATAAATGCCTGTGCTTCAGAACGCGAAAGCCCGACTGAATCCCTCAGCCAGGCCTCCGCATCGCGAATAGATTTGATACTGTCGATGCTCTTCATAGCCGTTACGCCAGCGAGCTCGTTGGCCGGGAAAGTACAGACGCTAATTTCCCGCAGGTAAGAGATGTTTTTGAAGATGAGCCCTGACGTGCCAACGGTGTAATCATCAGGCCCAACGGAAAACCCCACTGACATCCCTTCAACCGTGCCATGCTGCATGGCAGCTTTCAGGTCTTCGGCCAGGCTAAGCCCTGGAGTAAGTTGACCACGGACAAATAGCCCCTTGTCATCTTCATGCATTGCATCCCATTTACCGACCGGGATAGCACGTGTCTGGTGGTTAAAGAACATGGCCACCTTGCGACTCTGGTTAGCAATCACACCAGCGAAAGCACCTGGCAAAATAATGTCGCCATCGGCGTCGGTGTTATTAAAAACCGAGGCATACCCTTCAAATGTTCCCTTACTGCCGTCGCCGATGAACTTGATTTCTGTCTGGTCGAAAGCCAGCGTCTTCTGAATGTCAGGCATCATAGCCCCCATAAAAATTAAGCCCCGGCATTGCGGGGCTCTTTGTTTGTTCCGAGATCGGTAATGGGCACGTTCTGCGACTGCCGTGTCGCCACATCACCTCCGGGCAGCGGCGGCAGGTTATCCAGCCTTCGAACCTCGTTAACGGTCCGAATCCCGGTGTTGACCATGATTTGCATAAATGATGCCCGGCTTGTTGAATCACCGCGCAACAGTCCGTCGAGGTTATGCTCGGCGTGAATGACGCCCTGTTCTGACTCTTTGACCAGCCAGCGCTCAATGCTGTACTCCCACCGATCAAGGTAGGGTTTGAGGGTATACTGGAGAAAGCCCAGGTTTTGCTGTTCAATCCCCGATCCCCAGGAGGTGGTTTTGTCCACGTCGCCGACCAGATGTGGAGGCACGCCGTAAAATCGCGCCAGTTCGGCGACCTGAAATTTACGCGCAGCCAGAATTTCTGAATCCTGAGGCGAAACGCCGATAGGTTGCGTGGTGAAGCCGCTCTCAAGGATCCAAAGCCGCTTTTTGACCGGACCACCAGCAATCTCCTTAAAGTTTTCCTCCAGCTGCCCACGCTGCTCTTTCGTCAGCACCTTGCCGTCAGTCATCAGGATCTGCGGAGACTTCGCACCGTTGGCGAAAAATTCACGCTGGTTATCTTCCATCGCTATGGCCACACCAGCAGACTTCGCACTGAACGCCAGCGGCGAAAGACCAGTCAGACCATTGAAGCCAAATCCTTTGAGATGAAAAATTTCTTTCTGTGAAAAGTCAGCGTATTCAGTGTCCCGTCGGTAGCGGTAGATAATATTTTTACCGTTATCGCTGAGCCGAACTTCCATATTGGCGCTCATCAGTGGAACCATGCTAATCACGTCACCAACACCGTTTCGCTCAACATGTGCATAGGCGTTGCCGTAGGCACATAGCTGCATAGTCATTGCTTCGCGAAACTCAAGAGCGGTCATGAAGTTGTTGGGACGGAATCTCAGCAGTTTCGCAAGGGGGTGACTGTTGTCCACTTTCGTGCGCTGATCATTTTTGGTCTGATAAACATCGAGTGGTAAAGATGCTGTTACGGTGGAGATTAACCTGATGCAGGCCCATACCGTACTGATTTGCATATTACGCTCATCAGTCACAACAGAATCACCAACCACACCGTGCGCTGACGTACCCGCCATTTGCGAGCCCTTATCGGGTGTCACCAGGCGGCCGCCGGTCAGGATAGAGGCCATGCGCGCCCAGAATGGCGATCGCGTCCGCAGGTCAATGCTGTAATCGGTATCTGCCATTTTTACACGCTCAAAAAGTTGTAAATGAAATCATTAACGTCACCCTGCTCCTCTACCTCGTCACTGGTCTGCGCGCCAATAGACATCGCCAGCGCTACCATGCCGTCGATACGTCCGCTCGACTTACCTTTCACAAACTTGCGGTTACCGGCAGGGTCAGTGATTACCGTGGCGTTTTTGGCGCACATTTCGAGGATCGGATGATTGCCGTGCTTCAGCTGCGCACCGAGCAGTTTGGCTTCCAGCTCCCTGAGAGCAGGCGACATGGAAACAAACCCCTGACCGAACTCTACGAATCGTTCGAGCTCCACATCGGTGAAACCAGCATCGATGAGATGCGGGCGAAGGAAGCGCATGTTATAGCGGTCAAACGCCAGCGCCCTGACGTTACAGAGATCAAAAACGCGCCGCAGCTCCCTCGCGATAAATCCATACTCGATAGCCTTACCAGGTGTCGTGTTTAGCCAGCCCTGCTTCGCCCATATGTCATAAGGCACACGATCGTTACGCGCCTTATCTGCCAGCCCTTCCTCCGGTAGCCAGAATTTACAGTGCACATCGCCCTGCGTGGTGTTCAGCACCAGTGCGGTCAGGTCTGACACGCTGGAAAGATCGAGCCCGCCCCATACGGTAGCCCCCGCAAGTTCGCCGGGTTCCTCCTTGTTCATATGCCAGACACTCTGGCTAACGAACGGGCTTTTCGCTTCAACCCTGCGGTTTAACACAAGGTTCTCAAACTCTGCCTGGCGAGACGGCAGGCGTTTCGCACTGGCGGCCATATCCAGCACTTCTTTCTGGTTCATGAACACATCGAAGGCCGGGTTTGCCAGCCTGATGGCCTCGACAGAGAAAGGATCGATATCTTCCGGCGCGGTCTGAAGCCGGACCACCGTCCGGGGATCGGCTCCGGTCAGGCCATCATCAATCAGCAGGCTAAGCAGGTCGCTCGCATCGGGCGCCTGGGTGCTGATGATTATCGAAATAGGGTTATCCTGTGCAGCGGTGGCGGTTTCCAGCGCTTCATAAAGCGGGTCTCGCGGCCCACGCACCTGGCCCAGTTCGTCGTGTGCAACAAATCGCGGCGAGAAACCATAGGCCGTGGTAGCTTCGGCACTCAGTGCGCGGTAATAAGAACCCAGCTCAGGGCAGTGGATTTCTTTAGCTGAATCCTTGATCGCAACGTACTGCATTAGTACCGGGTTCATCCGGCACATCTTCGAGGCCAGGTTAAACAGAATGGCCGCCTGGTCGCGTGAGCGTGCCGCAGAATACAGCTGCGAGTTCGGTGCAGCCTCGGGCCCTACCAGGTAGAGCAACATCAGCATGGCGGTTTCCACCGTTTTGGCGTTTTTTCGCCCGCGACTGATGATTGCGCGACGTGTACCATGCTTGTTGTCGAAAATGGCTCTGAAGTCATCCTTCATGAACTCAGCCATTTTCAGCGGCTGGCCGACAAACTTACCTTCGGGAATATAAATATTTCTTTCGCACCAGAGGATATTCCTCTCGGCTCTTGTCAGAGTTTTTTTAGCCATCGAAGAGCCTTATTCAATTTCCCAGGGTTTTTTCTCCCGCGGCAGATTTTTGTTGGCGCGTCCTACTGTTTTAGGATCAGCAGTCGCCTGCCGGGTGATACGCAGTCGCGTTGCCAGTGAAGACGCAGACCGTACTTCACGTTCGCGCATCGTGAGCAATTTATCGTAGCGCTTCAGCCCGTCATCCCGAGCCAGCCATTCCAGCTCAAACTCCTCGATCTGAGTGGTTAACAGTCTCGCCTGCACCACATGCCGACAGTACATTTCCATCATGTCGCGATGTGTTTCAGTAAATGAGCTGGCCGGGTTATCGTTAACCAGTCTGATCCAAACGTTTATCTCTGGATCGCTAAGGTGTAACGAGGGCTGCAGCCTGCTTTCAGCCAGAGCCGGAAGCGACACAGCCGTCGTCGCGGCAAGAGATTTTCTGCCTCGCTGTGCCATCGCTTTTTTCCTTTTTTTCTGGACGTTTTTGAAAAGAAAACTGGGGGCGCGGTCTTTTTACGATTGCCGCCAGAGTTTTACCCCTCCCCCCACCCTCTCTGGTTGATAATGAGAAAAGCTATCATTTCTCGATGTTCCGCAGATTTCCGTTGGGAAGGATGCTGGGTGCCGGCTAACGGCTGACGCCGAGGGCGCTGTCAGTTGCTCTGCTGTTACCAGATAACCCGACCTTCATTATCGAACTCTGTAACCGTTCCGCCCTTCTCCATTCGTTGCTTAACCGAGTCGTGGCAGCGCTTGCATAGCGACTGAAGATTGTCCGGGTCGTGGAATAGGGTTTCATCGCCCTTGTGAGGTTTGATGTGATCAACAATGCAAGCAGATACCACCTGGTTACGGCGGAGATGAAACTCACATAGTGGTTGCTTTTGTAGTTGGTGGTAGCGAAGACGGTACCACCGCTTAGTGTTGTATAGGCTATGCCACGGTGAATCAGAAGCCATAGAACCTCTCAGCGAAGGCTTTTTACTGCATTCCGGTAGCCTTTCTCAGCGCCTTCATATGCTGCATTTTTAATTTTTTCGAATACTTCATCCGAAGGTTTACTTTCAAAATTAATTCGAGCGACAGGGTCATCAAGATTAATTACCACCTGGTTTTCAACGGTGCTTTTATCCAGATTGAATACAGCGGTTGCCGTGGGAATTATATTTGGCTCGGTATTAATTATGACAGATGCCAGTCTATCGAGTAGTTGACCGTTAACAGCGATACCGAAGCCACAGAAGCTATCCCCACGGTAAAGCTTAGCAAGCTGAAATTTCATGGACTCTCCTTAAGGTAAATAGCTCATACAGTACAATCTGCTGGGTATCAGTGATAAAGCCCCGAAAATCGCGAGACAGCACTCAATAAAAACTTACATAAAACTCTGCCAATGATGCTTTACCGACACCATTTTCAGAGCTTTATAAAATAGCCTGTGCCTTAGCCGCTCGCTTCTGTGCTGGTATCAAACAGCGTCAGCGCTTCAGTAGACTCCTGAATTGCTTTCATGGCCTTAGCCACGTAGGTGTTCTCAGTCGTGACACGGTTGTATTGCTGGACGAACATTTGATACTTGAGATCGTCGTCCTGAACGAACTGAATGGCTTCTTTCGCTGCGGCTGTGTCATAGCCCAGCATTGCAAGCAAGTTCATTCGAATCTGTTGAGCTGAAGTGATCTCTGCCATGTGTTACCTCTGTGCGATGTGGGGAGCATTATCGAAGCCGCACGGTAGCGGCACTGATCGAATATCAGGATGTTACAAAAAGTTACGCTCGCTTATCTTTGAGTTTCCACACAGCAAAATAAGGAGCTTTTATGTCTGTTGATAATCAGAAACTTTTCCAGAAAATCGTCGAGGAGCTGGAATCACTCAAAGGTGAGACCGAGGTACTATCTATCGCTATATCTTGCCTCTTCAGCGAGATGCCATCAGATAGCGTCAGTAAAGTGAGGGTTAAATCACAAAGGCCGTGAATGAACTAAACACCCTTAAACCAGCAGCAGCTCCTAGTCGAAGGAGGTCGCGTCAAGACGTGTATTCAAAAGCGCTATCAATGATGACCAAGCCTGAATAATTTCGGCATCAAGGTTGCTAAGGAATACGCTTCGGGCATCCTGCGTGTTCCTTTCCTCTTCTGGCTTTAATGCTGCCGGCACTGCGTCAGAGATGTTGATCGGCAGGCTGAGGCTTCTCAGTTCTTCTTTGAGCAGGCGAACCTTTTCGATTACTGAATCAATGGCGTTGTCATGAATTTCAATTACGAGTTTTCGTTCTTTCATAGATACTCCGTTCCGGGCATAAAAAGTCCCGCTATTGCCAGTCATCACGATTGAAAGTTGCCACAGAGTAGCGGGCAACATTTCTCCGCTATACTGTTAAATCGCCGAGCTCAACAGAACAGGAATGAAAATATGATCGATCATTACTTTGTAACTCATGCTCAACTCCTGGCGCTGAGAAACGTTGTTGCTTTTATTGTGCAAACGATGCCTGAAGAACAAAAAGAGAGTGTCCTTCAGGTTTTGAAAAAATTTGCTGAAATAGAATTAATGGATGGTATCGACGCGCCGCCTACGAGTGATATCACCCCGAAAACAGTTGAGAAGTTAAATAAAGCCTACAAGGCAATCTTCAATGACATTATCGATCTTTCAACGCCTGGCAGGAAATCTGCTTCAGCAAGCTACCTGCAATAGCTCTCGACCTTATCTCCATGATGGCCAGAACGTTCTCGTCTGGCCCTTTCTCAAGTTTGCTCAGTCGAAATTCAATATTCTTTGCCTTGGTCATCGCGTAACCCTGCCGGTTAGTTGCGGGCAGTTAGCCTGCACTGATTTGTTTTGCGCCAGGATGTCACGCTTGGTCTGCTTATCCAGCACGTCGATATCGTGGTCAGTCAGGTAGATGATCCGCACCCAGCTGCAGGCCGTATCAACGACTACTGGGGCGGGTAAATCTTTCGCGCAGCTCGCGATCAACATCGTCATCGCCCATACGCTTAACGTCTTCCTGTACATCACAGGCCCCTTTCGTGACTTCAGCACGGCGTTCTGCCGCGGCGACAGTAGCAGCGGCGTTTTCTTCGGTACGCTGCTGTTCGGCTTTGGCTTCCGCCTTACTTGTTCCGCGAGCATGACCGATGCCAAACGCGCCAGCGATAGCGCTCAGGATAACGACCACCAGTCCCGCGATAATTTCAAAGCTCATTGCTGCTCCTTCAGTTCGTCGGCCTTTTCTTTCAATGCTGGCTGGCGTACGTATTGCGATAGTACGGCCAGCACCACCAGCGCAGGGCTAATCAACGCAACGATGTTTGGCGGCAGGATGTTTTTGATATCCGGCGGCAGCTCCGCCCAGGCGTGCAGCGCAGCATCCGGGAACGACTGCGCCCATACACCAACCAGCGCGCCGATAGCTCCCAGCTTTACAGACCACGTTTTCAGCAGCAAGCTGGCATGCCCTACGAACTCCAGCCGGGTATATTTGCGCAGAAGTAACAGAACGAGCACAGCCACCAGCACAAGCAAAGCGAAAATGATCATCTTCACAGGACACGCTCCTTAACCCAGCCGTAGAGAAAATCCTCGTTGGCTTCGCGGCCCTCCGCCAGTTCGAGGTATCTGGCACCCTGGCTGCAGTTCAGCGCACGCAACAGAACCTGTTCACCCTCTTTCCCGCGGGCGGAAAGGTATCCCTTAAGCGCGGTGATGGTTCGGGGACCAATGGCGCCATCCGGAATCAGATCGGGATACAGCTTTCCGCGCATATTCATTGCGGTCAGCCAGCGCTGGAAAAACTTACTGGCTACAGATGGCCCCATGTTCACGCCAGTGTCGCAAAGCTCATCTGCCAGTAACGTAGATAGAGCTGCCACCTGGTCAAACCGGGGGCCGGTCCAGTAATCGCTCAGCAGGATTTGCTTTGCTGTTTCCCTGGGCAGGTTCCGCATATCACCGGTGTAGCCATGTGCACGGGCGGTGGTCTGCGTGATGCCCCAGCGGGTCGGCCCGCCTTTATCCGACGGATGATCGACATAACCACCCTCCTTGCCGAGGATCCCCTCGATAATCTGGTCTGCTGTCATTGTGCTTTCACTCCGGTGATTCGTTCCCAGAAATACGTGAGCGCTACGGAACCCATAGCACCACTGATACCGGCAGTGGCCAGTATCATGTAAATACTCAGCCCACCTTCAATGCTGATGAGCCCACCAATGACCCCGGTAAAAGCCGAAACCACAATTTGCGCAAAAGCATTTATCCAGCTCCATTTTGCTTTGCCCTGCTTCACATCCATCAGGAATCGGACAAGGCCGCCCCAACCAGCAATGATCAGCAGAGCCAGCCAGGTGATTCCGGCCATGCTCTCTTTGTCTTGCATATGCTTTGCCATAGTTTCACCTCCGGGTTAACGGGGTGCTGTGTGAATAAAGGTGGCAGGCCCATCGGGCTGATTTAACAACGAGCCGTATCTATGATGGTTCCCGTGAGCCTGAAATGAAAAAGGCCACGTATTAGCGCAGCCCTTAAATGTTTTTGGTTAGTTGAAGTGCCTTAATCAGACGAAAAAAAGCCCGCTCAGAGGAACGGGCAGAAATGTAGGCAATACTGATTCTGTACCGGATCGAGACGTACCTAATAGTCCGAGCTACCGATTTACCAGGCGAGCGCTCGCTTTTTCCGTTACTGCCTTTTAAACATAGCTGGAGAAGCCGAAACGACAACCCCACTACCAAATAGCTTAGTGGCATTGCGTGGTGCCGGGTGCCTCCCGGTGAGCATGCCCCAGTCGGCATGGCCCGCGCTGCATTTACAGGTTCTGTAACTGACTGGTCGCCCCTCCGCATAGGGGGATTCACCACACCAGAAATTTAACATTCAGTCTTTCAGGTTTCAATACTCTGCTTGTCTGAGGTATCGGCTCACCATAACCGTCCAGCCTGATGTTATCAGCGTGTAGCGGCTTATTTTTCTCTTTGATAAAATTGATTCGCAAATGATTAAAACATCAACTGGTGCATAATATGAGTAAGTACTCAGACCTTTTACAGGTAATCAAGTCACGGGTTTGCCAAAATAACAACTTCCCCCAAACATTACTGGCAGACTCACACAGTTACAGAACCAGACAGGTTTGGTACCGAATAGGACAAATATTCACTCTTGAATGTATTCTCGATGAGTACAGGAAACATTTTTCATCGGATTATTATTATCTTGATAACGATAAGGCTCTTCATCACCTTATCTTCGAAATGACCAAGTGGAAACCTGAAGAGATTAGAAGACTCTCGCTAAACGACTGTCTCTTTATCATTGCCAGTCAACTAAAGCCCAGTTATATGTCAGAAGATGCTGCCGCTGTCCTGGCGTCACTCAATCTGCCGACTGGCCACTATCCTGTTGAGGATTTTCCACAAGAGGACTGGGATCCCAGGGAAAACTCAGCATTCCTTCAAAGCTACCAGTAGCGACTCGCCCAATCTCCGCAGAGATCTGACTCAGCCGCTCCTCAAGAGCGGCTTTTTCTGCTATCAGACGGTTGAAGTGGGCAAGATAGATTTTCTGTTGCCCAAGCCAGTCTTCAAGCTGTTGAGTGGTCATGCCCGGGTTAAAAAAATATGGTTGCTGCATAGCTTCCCCTAGATAAGTTACGCATTGTGATAGGGATTCGCTTCAGACGCTGGCCCCTCTGCCGTTCTGGTGATGGTTGACGGAATCGAACCGCTGACATCCTGCTTACAAGGCAGGCGCTCTACCTTCTGAGCTAAACCAGCAATCTGGTTCAGGGCTCTGCGCAGAGGGCTTTAACGTATCGTGCAGCACGTCTCTACCCAAGAGCCCTGACCGGAGTGCAGAAATGACAAAGCCCAAGGGGGTTAGCCTTGGGCCTTTAATTTATTTCATGCTGCTCAGTTCGCTTTAACGTCCCGAGCCTATCACAATTCAAGCAGTTTCTGGCTCACTTTGCAAGTAAAATCTGTCGCCATTTGTGCCGAATGCGTCACACATTGGTGCGTACAGCATCCATTCTGCCAAACTAAGCCACATATCAACTCTGCGTCTACAGGTCATAAAGCACCAGTCGGGATGCTTTTCATAGAGCTCTTCCGCTATGCGGCGTTTGCTCTTCCGTAACCGGTAATGCTCCACCAGCAGGTGATACAGCTCTTTGTGACCACCTGTAATAAGGACTGCCCCCAGTACCTTATCAATCAGCAGTCCTTCATCGTCTGTACAGAAGGCCAGGCCGCTTTTGTTTTTCCCCGCGAGTATTTCACGAAAAAATGCCTCAAGCTCTGGCTTCGAGATGCCAGACTTCTTCATCCGGCGTAATGCTTCGTTGATGGCTGTTTTAGTGACTTTCCCGGAAGCCAGTAACTGGTTAAACATATTGCCGCCACTACCGCCGCCGATGTAAGACCAGCGGCCCCACATGCGCAGCTTCCCTTGAATCCAGATGGCCTCCAGCGTTTTCAGCCTGACCATTTCACCAGCTTTTCCAACCTCGGACGGGTTAATCATTATGCGTTCTCCACTATGCCAGCACGCCAATTGCCAGCGAACGATCCAGAAATCGAAACAGCAGCTCCAGCTGTGAGCCGTGCTTCTCCTCAAATGCCACGGTGTCAGCGTGCAACTCGTCGTGATGCGCTCTGCAAAGCGGCAACACAAACAGGTCATGCGCTTTTGTTCCCATTCCACCTTGTCCGTGGCCTATCAGGTGATGGGGATCATCTGCTGGTTTGTTACAGCAGACACACTGCTGGGACTTAACCCAGCGCGTCCAGCTCTCGTTTACCCAGCGGCGGCGTTTTGGTCGCAGCATGAATGATTCCGGCGTTTCAGGATCTACGCGAAGACCGAGAATCTTTTTCTGCACCACTTCGCTCGCCGCTGGCTCCGGCACAATATCGCTCTCCTTCGTCACTGGTTGATGCTTTATTTCCGGCAATCGCAGGGCTTTACGGGCCAGCGATTCAGGGATTACGTGCGCCAGATTGTTTATCACCAGCCACCAGCACAACTCCGGGATCGTCAGTTGATGGTCTTCGTTGAACCCCAGCTGTGAGCGGATGACCGTTATCAGCCAGGATACCAGGTTCCCACGCGCAATGCCTGCCAGCGTCTCTGTGTACTGATCACGCAGCAGATTATCGCAGGCCCAGCAAAGGCGGATGCTGCCAGGCTCATGCCGGAACAGCGTAAAATTTTCGCTGTGCCATGAGCCGTGGGGATACTGGCATTCAAAATGACGCTCCAGCTCGGCCTCCAGCGAGCTGATACCACCCGCGCGCAGAATGACGTCTTTGTTTTCGAATACTGGCTTCAAAACCGGGTCTTCTGCCAGTGGCTGCGTGGCGGGAGGGATGGCGCCGGTTGCGTAGTCGCTGTATTTTTCCGGTGCAGGCTCAATCAGTACCCGTCCTCTCCTGAACATCGGCATGAGATCAGCACCTGGGCGAAGAAGAACAACGCCCATACGTGGGGCAATCTCAGGGGTTAGTAGTGCTCTCATATCATCTCCACGTCAGGCAACTGCACGAAAACGTCGGATGGTGATTTCTACTTTCCCTTTCTTCACGATGTTCCCCCACTCCACCAGCATGCGCTTAACCTGACTGTCGTCTTCCCAGACGCCTGTTAGAGTCAGGGCATCGAACAGCGCTTTGTTGTAGTTATCGATATCCCGACGGCGCTGATCCGGCGGATACAACACTATGTGAACCTCAGCCAGATCAGAGGATGGCCGGGGAACGGCCCGCAGTTGCTCAATAATCGCCGCTCTCGCTGCCTGCTGGAACTTGCGCCCAGTCTCGCTAACCAGATGTCTGCCTTTCAGCGGTCCCTTGCTCGGGGCGCGCCAGTAACTATTTACGCTCGGTGGAAATGGTAAAGTCAGTTTCATTTAGCCCCCTTAAAGGATCGCTACAACGTCTTTTGCGACTTCCCGCGTACTGCTTTTGCAGGAGATCGAACGGCGCGCGTTGATGAATTGCAGGTTAAAACCATGCTCCCGGTACAGGTCGAGAACCTTCGGTGCAGATGAGTTAGAAATCACTACCCGAGCGCCACGGTGAAAGGCAGATACACATTGCTTCGCCAGGTCCACCTGGTTATCCCAGCTAAAACCACCAGCGGCGTAGGCGGTGAATCCGGTTGTTCCCGGCATCGGTTCGTAAGGCGGATCGCAGTAAACCACATCCCCTTTACCGGCCAGGCTGATTGTCCGGCGGTAATCAGCGGTCATGAATACGCAGTTATGCGCCATAGCCGCGAAGGCTTTCATCTCATCCATCGGGTAATATGGAGCCTTGTAGCCTCCCCAGCCCACATTGAACTTGTTCGCCTGGTTGTAGCGCATCAGGCCATTGAAGCAATGCCGGTTGAGATACAGGAATGCAGCTGCGCGTTCAGTAGCATCCAGCGTCTGTGCGTTGAACTCGGAACGGATCAGCTCATAGCCATCTGGTGACCGCATGTGCTCGAACATCCAGCGGGCCTTCAATTCCACTTCATCCGGCACCACCGCTAACATCTGATACAGATTAATCAGGTCCGGATTAACGTCCGCCAGCAGGTAATCTGCGTGCTTTTCGCTGTTCAGGAATACCGACCCACCACCAACGAATGGCTCTATCAGGCGTTTCCCTGCCGGGATATGCACGAACAGGTCAGCCAGCTGGGTATACTTTCCACCAGCCCATTTCAGAAATGGCTTACTCATGAGCGGAACCCCGAGTTTTCAGGCAATGAGTAATCAACTCCTTCGAAGCTGGCTCGCGAAATCGACGCCTCCTGGCGGGAGCTATTGAGTGGAGCAGAAAGTTTTAACGACAGCTCATCCCATTTTTCCCGAAGTTTCGACGGGCTAAGCACGTTTTTGCACCAGAACGAATCTTTGTTGGCGCGTTTGAAAAGTGAGCAAATTTGTTTATGGGTTCGCCCGTCCTGCATCACCATCAGGCGCACCTCATTAGCCCATGCTGTCCAGTTTGGTTCTTTAGGCCGAACTACCTCACCATCACTTTCAGCGGCCAGTTCGTACATGCTGATAATTTTCCCCCAAATGAACTCGGCGCAGGTTAAATCGTCCTGACTTCCCCACTGCCGCTTTGCAGCGCTGTACACCACCGCGTCAGGATGTCGTGACAGAAATTCATCAGCAGAGCCCTGTTCGTCCGGTTGCGAAGCGTCCGGACAAGAAGGATTTATATCTGATGGATCAGTAGTTGATTTTACTGACGGATCCCCACCAGATTCTGACGGGTCAAAAATGGGTTTTTTGTTGGATTCCGACGCATCAAATTTTGAGGGGTCAATTTTTGAGGCATCAGATTTTGATGCGTCAGATTTTGATGTGTCAGAAACTGACAGGTGAGAAAATGCCGCTTTCTGTAGTTTGGAAACGTTGAGCTGGTAGACGTTCGATGCATTACGGTTGCCGTTGCGGCGTTGCGTACGGGTGAGCCATCCCTCTTTCTCAAGCGCAGTAATCGCCGTTCTGACAGTACTTTCACCAGCGCCAATCTGACGGGATATGGTCGCGATAGAAGGCCAGCAAACACCCTCATCGTTGCTGAAGTCAGCCAGGCGCGCCATGATTGCCACGCTGGATAGTTTCATCCCCGAAGATGCGCAAGCGTCCCAGACGTATCCTGTTAATTTAGTGCTCATGATCGTCCTTTATTTCTCTGAATTTACGTCTGAACTGCTCAAGGGGACTAAAGCATTCATGCTCGTACCCTTTACGCAGGTATATAACGCGCTGTGTCTGGGGCTCCCAGCGTATGACCCTGACCGGGACGCCGTAGTGATCTCTGAACCATCGGTTGAGCTCTCGCATACTTTCTCCGCCTGGCCGTTGAAGTCCCCTACCACCCACTGAGCAAACTGGTAGCAGACAGGCTCGAACCCGCCTGGTACTCTTACCCCATACACGAACTGCACCGGTCCTGCTCCACCAGGAACTGGCCGCGCTACAAGTTGCGACCTGCGGTATTGTGTTGATAAACTGTTCATGCGTTAGTAATCTCCACTGATAACGACACGCCACGACGCCAGGAGCTGCAACTCGCTGGCGTCACTTCTTTTTGCGTGCAAACAACGTGATAATTGCCGCGATCTCTTCTTCACGCGCAGCCAGGTGGCGGCGGTGATGCACCATGATTTCTTCAGCTTCATGTCTTTCGATTACCCCATCCTCAAGTGCCTGTTCGATAATCTGATCAACCTGTCCTCTGGCGGCAGAGGTACGCATTGCCCGGCTGAACAAGTCCACGCGATCCAGCTCTTCCAGATGCGGAACATCCACCAGCAGAGCACCACGGCGGCGAGCGAAGTAATCAGCCAGTAACGACGTGTTGGAAATGTCCTCCATCGCTTCCAGCTCGCTGACTTCGAAGAAACGACAGCCGTTTTTCTCGTAGAGGTTGTTGTTGAACTGCGTCACCGTCATTCCCAGTGCGCCAGCCATTGCTTCGCGCCCACCTGGATATGCTTTGCACATAGATTTCACGACTTCTTTGAGGTTCATACCTACTCCTTTCAAACTCGGGTGGTAGTTACAAATTTGATGCAGTGACATTAAGCTTTCGCATTGCTGTACCTCTTAAATAGGCCCAGTCAATGTCAGGACGAAGCTCTTCGCAGGTGACAGCACCACCAGTGGCTTTTTCAATCTCAGGGCATCGTTCCGCAGGTATTTGCCTAATGCCCGTTGTCCATTGATTCACTGTTGGTGATGAGATGCCTAGATTCCTTGACAAAGCGGCTTGTCCCCCAACAATGCGGCAGGCTTCACTGATTGCTTCAAGGCTACTTCTCATAAACGGATTCCTATGATTTCCACACAAGCAGATATTAGGCTAAGCCTAATAAACAATCAATAGGAATTGCCTAAGCTAAAGGTTATGAGGATTATTAGGCAATGCTTAGTGGTAAAGAATTGGGCCGAGCGATCGAGCAGGCCATAGACAAGAAGCTTTCAATAGGTTCTGCCAAGAGTAAGGCGGAAATCGCACGTCATTTCAAAATAAAACCCCCATCAATCCATGACTGGATCAATAAAGGCTCCATATCGAAAGAGAAGCTACCAGAGCTTTGGAACTACTTTTCTGATGTTGTGGGCCCCGAGCACTGGGGACTAAAAGGATACCCGCTAACTGATACATGTGAGCCCGCAACAGATCCCATAGTTAAAAATGGTTCTATTGACGAACTCTATAATAAGGCTTCGAGAGAGAAAAAGGCTATCATTGATTTTGTCCTCTTAGAGCAAGGACAGCGTATACCTGGCTGGGTAGATAGCGACGCTAAAGCATATTTAGACTCACTAGAGATGAAGATAAGGAGATGGGCAGAGCAGGAGGAAGATGGAAAAAAACAAACGAAAGCCAGAGCTTAAGCTTATATGGTCTAACGGACAATATCTCTAAGCTCCATACATGTTAAAAGCTCTGAGATTGATTCACTTGCATAACTCAATCCCTGTGGGGGATTGGCTTGTATGAAGCCCATCCGGGGATTGTGATTTGCTTTGATTTAACAGCAGGTTTTCACTTTGCATGGAGGATGCATGGAAAACTTCAAAGTACGTCTTAAAAATCACATTGAACATGTTAAAAATGTTAGAGAACACTGCACAACGGAAGAGACAACCAAGCAGGCTTTGATACTTCCTTTCTTGGATATCCTAGGCTTTAACGCATATGATCCGCAAAAAGTCAAAGCTGAATATGGTGCGGACTTCCCTGGTGTGAAAGTGGGTGAGCGTGTAGATTATGCTCTATTCTGCCAAGGTGTTCCCGTTATGTTTATTGAGGCCAAAGGTTGTAAAGAGAAAATGGACAACCATTGCCCTCAATTATCTAGGTATTTTAATTCTACTCCTGAGGTGACAATATCAGCAATTACTAATGGCATTGAATGGCGTTTTTTTACGGATCTCAATGAGAAAAACATAATGGATTCAACGCCATTTTTACGAATCATGATGGATGACATTAAAGATTCTGATGCTGAGCAATTATTTAGATTCCGGCATGACAAATTCAAACCAGAGGCCTTAAGAACACTTGCAGAAGAGAGTGTATATATTTCTGCATTTGTTAAAGTAGTGAGTACAAGCCTTCGGGAAGTAGATCATGAATTTGTTAGATATGTTGCAGGACGAGCAAACATTGGTCGTCAATTGAATCAAAGATTTATAGAAACAATAACTCCATTGGTGAGGCAGGCCGTAGAGAGGTCAGTAAGTGAAATGGTTGTTTCTGGTCTTTCATCAAGAACATCTATTCCTGAATTAGAATCCCCTGCTGATGTAACTGAAAATAATGTAATTGATGAGCGCGCAGATATTGTCGATGCAGAGAATCCCAACATCGTAACAACCTATAATGAAAGAATTTTATTTGAAAAAATCTGTTCTATTATAGCTCCTGCATACGAACTTCAAGCCAAAGACACAGAGTCATATTACTCTATTCTTTTCCAAGGAAAAACAAACCGCTGGCTGGTTCGCTATTATGACAAGAAGAACCGCTCAAACATACAGTTACCAATTGATATCAATGAAATAACAGGTAATGAAATTAAAAGAGCCGGACTTGAACATGATAACAATCGTATTTTCATTGAACATCCCGAGGATGTATTAAGGATTTCAGGTTTAATCCTTGATTCTTTACAATATGTACAGAATGATGAGAATTTCAGAAAGCGTCGTCCATAATCATAAAAACACTAGCTTTATTTCACACAAATCCCGCTTATGCGGGATTTTTTTGACTGCCGACAAACATTAGGCTAAGCCTATTGACATATCATTAGGCAAAACCTAATATCAAGTGAGCCTGATGGACTATGTCATCTTGGCGGCGCCATGTGCAAGCTAAGTGTTTCAGGCACGACGTGCGCCCCACCAGCGCGGCGAAAAGGTGTGACACCTCGGAAGAGACGAGGATATCAGCCGTTCACGTTAAGCATTTACACGAGTGTTTAGCGGGACTGGAAGAGTTACCACTTGGAGACGGTCCTTTTAAATGTCCTGGACAGTGGCGCTTTGGTAGCGATAACAACCACTCCAGTTGATCCTGGGAGTTATCAGGTCAGTGAGCTGCCAGCACTCTCGACGGCAGTGACAGCCGGAAGTAGACGGCACAGCCCAGACGATATCTGAGTGGCTTTAAAAACAGATGGGAGCCGGTGGAAGCCAGGCACACAACAGGAAAAAGCACTGTGTTAGTCAAGTGAGTTTCCAGTGCTTCAGTGCTCTTTCCGTTGTGTGGAGATAACTAACCTGATGCCATTGCAGTGGCGGATCGAGGAAACGAAATGAACTTCTTCAAAAATGCTCTTATTTACCGGCTCTCTCGCGATATTACCATCGTGGAAGAACACACCATCGCGGATCTGGCAGACAAGCTTGAACCATTCCGTTTCTCTCCTTGCGGGAGTCAGGATATGGCTAAATCCGGTTGGGTATCTCCCCTTGGACAGTATTCTGACCAGCTATTTCATTTTGTTAGCGGTCAGCTTCTGCTCGTGATCCGCCGGGAAGAGAAAATTATCCCACGCCCAACCATTACCGATGAGCTCAACAAGAAAATTTCTAAGCTTGAATCAGAACAGGCGCGACGTCTGAAAAAGACTGAAAAGGATGCTCTACGCGATGAGGTTTTACATAGCCTTCTCCCCAGGGCTTTCTCACGGAACATCATCACGCGAATCTGGGTGAATACCACCGATCACCTGGTCATAGTCGATGCCTCCAGTGCGCGCAGTGCTGAAGATGCCCTGGCACTCCTGCGCAAGACCCTGGGATCTCTTCCCGTCGTTCCTTTGACAATGGAAGAGCCTGTCGAGCTAACGATGACTGAATGGGTTCGTTCAGGCAGCGCGCCTAATGGTTTTAATCTGGGTGATGAAGCAGAAATTAAAGCTGTTTTGGAGGCCGGAGGTATTGGACGCTTCAAGAAACAAGACCTCGTAAGTGACGAAATTCATACCCACATCGAAGCTGGAAAGGTTGTCACTAAATTATTCCTCGATTGGCAGGATCGTATTCGCTTTACCCTTTGTGACGACGTATCCATTAAGCGTATTAAATTCGCTGATGAGCTCGTATCTCAAAATGATGATATCGATCGTGAGGATGTAGCACAGCGGTTCGATGCAGATTTCATTCTCATGACAGGTGAAATGAGTACTCTGATTTCTGATTTGACCAAAGCTCTCGGCGGCGAAGCTAAGCGATAAATTAACCAAGCATCTAACCCATTCTCATGGGTTGGGTTGCTGCACCCTAAATTTACGCGTTGCAGCGCGTCAGATGGAGAACAAAAGATGGCTAAGACAGCAAAACAACTGATTAAACAGGCGTACGAAATAGCCAAAACTATGCCACCAGAACAGGCAGCAATCATCAAGGAACTGGCTACCGTCCTCGATGTTTCGAATGTAGCTCTGCGCCAGACGCGCACCGAACGTGACGCCCTTCTCGCAGAGGTCAAATCCTGGGCGAAGGAGTGTGATCGTATTACTGAGCGATATACCAAGAAGCGCATAAATCTGCATGTCCTCGAAGCAATGCGCGATTTGAAAGCAATTTCCCCCACCAGCTTCCGTAACGTGGAGGCTCTCTGATGGCTAAAGACTCAAAGGTTGTATACGGCGCCAGCGGCAAAACGAACGTTTTAACGTTCGAACCTGAAAGCCTGCACCTAGTTACCGACAAAACACACCCGCTTTACGATGAACGGGTCCACCTTCCTATCGACGAAGGGATGGTTCTGAACATCAAGGAGCTGGGTGTACTGGAACCTATCATCGTCTGGAAAGACCCTGAACTTGGGCTCACCTGCGTAGTTGTAGGCCGTCAGCGCGTAAAACATACCCTGGAGGCAAATAAGCTTCTTTTGAAAGAGGGCAAAGACCCACTGCTTGTTCCTGGGGTCGTTAAGCGCGGATCAGCAAATCAGATGGCTAAATACATGGTCAGCGAAAACGAAATTCGCCGACCTGATACACCGCTTGGCCGGGCTAAAAAAATGTCTGACCAGCTCGACCGCGGGCTCGATGAGGACGACATTGCAGTGTTGTTTGGCTGCAGCGTTCAGACCGTTCGTGCAACGCTCTCCCTTCTCGATGCCACCCAGGCCGTCAGGGAAGCGGTGGAGGCTGGCACAGTTACCGTTACCCAGGCGCGTCAGCTGGCATCGCTTAAACCCGAAGAGCAGCGGGAGAAGGTCTCTGAAATCGAAGCGGCAACTGCTGGCACAACCGGCCATGAAAAAGCTCGGCGTCAGCGTCAGATCCTCGGTGATGCAAAGCCGCGCCTGAAAACCCGCAAAGAAATTGCAAAAGCCCTCGAAGATGCCAGCGGCGAATATGCCGAGGCTTTGCGCTGGGTGCTTGGAGAGGCGGTATGAATATTGATCCTGAGAATTACAGCAAATATACCCTGCGTCGGTTCGCCGCCTTGTTAGATGTGATCTGCTGGGTGCTGATTGCCGTAGTAACCGTTGGTATCTGCATGTTTATTGAATGGTGGGCAGCATGAGTAAATCACTGAACGCACGTTGCATCCGCTGCTGGGAAGTTGAATTTAAACCATTCTGCGACTCAAAGCGCAATCCGTACTGGCGCAAGCGTGACCTTCGTGGGTATATCCGCGAAGCGGCGCTTACCACCGCTTACAGTATGGTCGAGAGCATGGCTGAACGTAACGCCAAAGTTGACTTTGACGGCTCCCTACAAGGCTGGACTCCTGAGTTCTCAGAATGGTACCGGAAGCGTCGTGAAGTGTATCTCAAAGAAGCCCGCGACCAACTGAATGAAGAAGCTACCAACGACGAGATCGACGAAGAAATAGAGAACGAACTGGAGGCCTGGAATGACTGATATCGCCACATTCACTAATGAGCAATTAATCGCCGTGTGCCGTGCTGACGTGGCGGAAATGTCGAAGTTTTTAAAAGAGGGTGAATTCAGCAATCCGTCCCGCGCAGCTATGTATTTGCGTATTACTGAAATCGCATTGGCAGCGCTGATGGGGGAGTTCTCATTTGCTCGCAATCAGGTTCGCCGTGAACACGCTGAATGGTCAAAGGCTACCTTCGGCAATGTGGGCCCGGTTGGCCCGCTGAATCACCTCAGCAAAGAAGCACTGGAAGCCGCTGCCGAGCCTGGCGACCTGTCGGAATGGGCTGATATGCAATTCCTGCTGTGGGACGCCCAGCACCGGGCTGGTATTACAGACGAGCAAATAACCCAGGCGATGATCGATAAGCTGGCGGTAAACAAACAGCGCTCATGGCCGGAGCCGAAAGACGGAGAGCCGCGGTTGCACATCAAAGAGCAGCCAGCGCCGGTAGCGCCGGTAGTACCGGATTTCAAAAAACTGGCTCGCGAACTGGTTGATAATCTCGTCGATTGCGGCGGACTGGATGAAGGGGTGAAAGAGAAGTATCTGGAGTGGGCGGAGAAAACCTGCCGCGCCGCCATGCTCGCAGCAACCCCGCAGGAGGTGAAGTGAAAGCGAACAAGCTGAAGCGTCGCCGCTGGCGGCGCATGCGGGATGCTTTGGCCGCATATAAGACTGAAGCAAGTGACTGGAAATCGTTGTACCTCGAACGCACTGCAGAAATTGCATCACTACGTAGTCAACGATTACTGGTCCCTATGCCGGTAATTGTACCAGCGGAAATTTATAACCAGTTTAAAGGGGTAAGGGAGGACCACCAGCTGTGTAAAAGGTGTAATGACGGACTGCGTGGTGGATGTTCGTCTTGTTCATATAGTGGCAGATAACCGGTTGCAGCCGGTTCAGTGGAGAACAACTCATGAGCGATCGCTTCCTGACTGATGAAGAACTGACAGAGGCCACGGGTTCGCCCCAAAAGTCACTGCAGAAAGAGGTATTAACGCAGAACGGGATCTTTTTTATTGAACGCCGGGACGGAGCAATTAAAACGACCTGGTTTCATATTAACCATCCCGTACAACGCATACTTCCACCAGCAGGCCATATGCCTACTCCAGGCATGAACTTTGACGCTGTAGAGAGATAATATGGGCCGCAAAAGAGCGCCTGGTAATGAGTGGATGCCGAAGGGTGTGTTTTTCCGCCCTTCCGGTTACTACTGGAAGCCAGGAGGTACTACCGAGAATCTAGCCCCAGCAAACGCTTCTAAAGCGGAGGTTTGGTTAGCTTACGAGAAAGTCGTTGAAGGTCGAAAAAAACTTCTCACCTTTCAACAATTGTGGAAAAAATTTTTAAATAGTGCTGACTATGCAGACCTTGCCCCCAGGACACAAAAAGATTACCTGGCACATGAAAAATACTTGTTAGCGGTTTTCGGCGATGCAGAAGCAAAGGCCATTAAACCTGAACACGTCCGGCGCTACATGGATGCACGTGGTAAAAAAAGCCGTGTTCAGGCTAATCACGAGCATAGTTCAATGTCTCGTGTATACCGCTGGGGTTATCAGCGTGGTTATGTACCAGGTAATCCGTGTGTTGGTGTCGATAAGTTTCCTAAACCCCAGCGCGACCGCTACATAACTGATGAAGAGTACATAGCTATCTTCACTCATGCGACACCTGCAGTTAAAGCCGCGATGGAAATTGCGTATCTTTGCGCTGCAAGGGTATCTGATGTTCTTAAAATGAACTGGAATCAGATTCTTGATAAAGGAATTTTCATACAGCAAGGTAAAACTGGTATTAAACAGATCAAAGCCTGGACTGAGCGTCTTAGTGCGGCTGTGGATATTTGCAGGGAATGGGGACAGGATGGCCCTGTTATCAGGACAATGTATGGTGAGCGTTATTCATACAAGGGATTTAATGAAGCATGGAGAAAAGCGAGAAACGCGGCTTCTGAAGAACTTGGTAGGCCACTTGATTGCACCTTCCATGATCTAAAGGCTAAAGGGATCTCAGACTATGAAGGATCTGGCAGGGATAAGCAAAAATTCAGTGGTCATAAGACAGAATCACAGGTACTTGTTTACGACAGGAAAGTTAAAATCAGCCCAACGTTGAACAAGAAAATGAGATGATTCTTTGGCGTCGGAGCATGCTTCGGCGCTAGAATTTTTCTCAGTGGATTTTCTCAATTTTTCTCATCGGGATGCAGGTCACTGAAAGGGAATGCTGTAAGTGTTTGAATAGTGGCGGAGAGAGGGGGATTTGAACCCCCGGTAGAGTTGCCCCTACTCCGGTTTTCGAGACCGGTCCGTTCAGCCGCTCCGGCATCTCTCCGCTGTGATGGTTGCTATAATGCCAGGATCTTTGGCATTTTAATAGCTCCCGTTTCGGTAATTGTGTTCAAGTGACGACTTTGCGAGCAATATG